GTGCTGATTGGCTATATCAGGGTGTCAACAAATGACCAGAACACGGATTTACAGCGGATTGCGCTTCAGAGCGCAGATTGTGAGCTGATTTTCGAGGACAGGATCAGCGGAAAAACCCGTGATCGCCCCGGACTGAAAAAGGCGCTGCGTTGCCTGCAGGCCGGGGACACGCTGGTTGTCTGGAAGCTGGACAGGCTCGGGCGCAGCATGCGTCATCTGGTAATGCTGACGGAAGAACTGCGTGAACGCGGCGTTAATTTCCGCAGCCTGACCGACAGCATTGATACCAGCACGCCGATGGGGCGCTTTTTCTTTCACGTGATGGGGGCGCTTGCGGAAATGGAACGCGAGCTGATCGTAGAGCGAACCCGTGCCGGGCTGGCAGCTGCGCGGGAAAAAGGGCGCGTTGGAGGCCGCCGGCGGGTGATGACAGCGGACGTGACAGCCAGGGCTGAGCGGATGCTGGTTCAGGGGGCAACAATGCTGCAGGTTTCACTGGTGCTGGAAGTGTCAGTCAAAACACTATATCGGTATATCCCGGCGGCAAGACAAAGAGAGCTTAAGGGCGAAAGCATTACAGATAAAAAAATGCCGCAACCTGACCAGGTATGTCGGGCGGAAAAATAAAGAAGTGAAATTCGCGACAGGATAAATCGCTGTGAGAGAATACCATTACTGCACAAATGGATAATGATTTGTTTGAATCGCGAAGATAAAGAACTTAACTGTCAGCAATGTGATTATATCAGGGGCAAAAAAAACCGCGCTGGAGGGCGCGGCAGCAAACTAAAATGAAAACACAATTTCTTATTCAGGTAGGTAAATATAACCGGTTTAACGGCATCGTCAAGGTGATGCAATGTTTTGAGAGGGTACACTACGCAGGATATCGGGTTACGGCAGATGAGATGTCTCGCTGACAAATACCCCATTTCATAATTTGCGGGCGAGTTGATATGACAAGACTAAACGCTGTCGAACTGATTTACTGGGCAAAAAAAACGCGCCAGCGCGCGGATAAAATGGGGTAACGAAAACGTCGATCTTATTAGAATGCCTACCAAGGCTAGTCTGAAGACTGGAAGCGTCAAGGGAAGCGGTTGCTGTCCTTTCGCGGCCTTCCAGGACGAAATGGCCGTGACTCACCGGCGGCACGCTGCTTTTCCTGCTCAATCCCTTTATCGTGTTTCTCAAGTAATTCCCGGCCCTGCTTCGTCAGCCTGTAGCGTTCCTTTTCCCTGAGCCACTCCTCACAGTGAAAATATTCAGCGAGGCCCATTGCCACCAGTTCTTCCCGTATAACAGGCCTGATACGCGCGGGAACCGAGCCTCTTTCCTGCAGTAGGGACAACAGGCGGTAATGTTTCGGGGCCAGTTTCATCGTTATTCTCCCGTTTAACATTTCCCTCATAGTTAAAGTATTGAAGAGGGTTATCAATCGGATTCAGGGGGAAAAATCCCTGATTCGGTCCATTCTTATTTTGTCCCAGCTGGCACGGCAGATACTCCGGAGTCGCGGATAATTGTGTGAGCCCTCACACAACACTACTCAGATGCGCCATCTGCAATGAGGCACGACCATAGCGGAACTCCTTAACAGGAGAACCACCAAATGGCACAGGATTATCATCACGGCGTGCGCGTTGAGGAAATCAACGAGGGCACCCGAACCATTATCACCGTCAGCACCACGATCGTCGGGCTGGTCTGCACCGGTTAAGAAGCCGACCCGGCAACATTCCCGTTTAACCTCCGGTGCTGCTGACCGACGTACTCACCGCCAGCGGCAAGGCGGGCGAATCCGGCACGCTGGCCCTATCGCTGGACGCTATCGCCGACCAGTCCAAACCCGTCACCGTCGTGGTGCGCGTGCCGCAGGGCGAGACCGAGGCGGAAACCTCCACGAACATCATCGGCGGCGTCACCGACGGCCAGCGCACCGGCATGAAAGCGTTGCTGGTCGCACAGTCGGTGTGCGGCGTCAAGCCGCGCATCCTCGGCGCGCCGGGACACGATACGCAGGCCGTTGAGACCCAATGGCCGGGCCCCGTGATGGCAGATAATGCGGTGTGAAAAAAGCCCGCAGACAGCGGGCCTCTTCATCAAACGTTAACCATGCTAAGCACGTCGCCGGCCGTGATGCTCCCCAGCCCTTCGCGAATGTCCTCGCTTTGTTTTTTGAGCGTGAGCGTGAACTCAATTTTTTGCGCTTTGCCGTCCTGCATGAATTCGGTACGATTTTCGCGGATGCTGGTAATGGCAAACATGCCGTAAATCGTGCCGGTGCCCTCAATTAACGGCCATGCCTTGCCGCCGTAAGCCATAGTGCGCAGCGCGCTCAGTGAAACATCGCCGCCGGTTATTTCGGGGTATAGCGTGCCGGTAAGCGTGATCGTATCCTCCCCCGCGCCGATATATTGCCATTTTGCGGATTTTCCAACCCGGTCATTCTTAACGTGGCGGAAGTCCGTCTGCTGCTCCAGCGACTGATAAGGCGCTGTCTGGCGCATGAAAACGAACATGCCATAAATCATCATCATAATTTCACCTATTCTCTGTCGCGCAGCTGTGAGCGGCGGCGGTTATCACGTTCACGCAGCAGGCCGTCAAGCTCCCGGCGCACAGCGGATGCCAGGCTCTTTTCATCCATTTTTGCGGATTCATAAAAATTAACTGTCAGGTTGATGACATCGCCGCCGGCCGCCGCGCTGATAGCTGCCGAAGTCAAACCGTCCGCTTTTGACCGTCCTGCAGGAGTGATCGGAACCGGCATCGCGGCCGAAAGCGCCCGTGTTGGCCATGTCGCGATGCTTCGCACCATGTCGCCCACTCGCTGGGTAATTCCGGCCGTGCTCGATGCGGAGGCATTTACGACAGGTTCACGCCAGTCACCTACAACCGGCATGACCGGCGGGTGATCTTTAAAGACGATTTCGCCCAGCTTGTTGGGATCGCGTGCGGCTGCGCTGACCTCACTGGCGCTGTCGCCGGCGGATTTTTTCTTCTTCGGCGCGTTGGTGCCTTTTAAGGCGTCATAGCCGGACGCTGCGGATGCAGGGGAAGCAGGTGAGGTCGCCGGCGGCTTGGGCGGTGCATTCTGCACTGCCGCTGCAACGGTTGATGCCGGCACGGGATTCCATGCCTGTGCTACCATTTTTTTCTGTTTATCATCCCAGACGTACATCACCGGGGCTTTGGGTTTGGCCGGTACAGCGGCATCCATTGCGCCGGCTACTTCTTTGGCCGCATTCGCCGCTTCCGGTATGGCACCCAGCTTTTTCAGCAGCCAGCCGATACCCTCTGCCACTTTGAGGATAACGCCGAGCACGCCGGACACGGCTGTGCCAACAACCACGCCGAACGTCTGGCCGGCCTCGGTGCATTTTTTCAGAGTTTCAGCGGAAGTGTTCACCGGTTCGAACAGGCTTTTAAACCAGTTCCACACGCCGCCCACAGCGTTGCCGATCCCGTCAAAAACCGGCATCAGACCCGCGAACGCAGCGCGAACCGGCGCAAGTCCGGACAGCAGGCCATCAAAGAACCCACCAAAAAAGGCTTTGATCGGGCCCCAGAATTTCCAGATAAGCAGGCCTGCGCCTACGATAGCCGCTGCAATTAAACCGACAGGGCTCAGCAGGAGGCTGAAACCGCCGCTCATGACGCTGATAGCGCCGCGCGCAATGGCGGCAAGCCCGGTGAAGTCGCCCGCCAGTGCGCCCAGTGCTGCACGCACAACCGTAGCAATACCGCTGAATCCACCACTGACTAGCGACATAGCGCCACGCGCCACGTTTGCCAGTCCGGAGAAGCCGCCAGTGATAAAGCCAAACGCTTTGCCCGCCACGTTCATCAGTCCGGAGAAGCCTCCCGCGCCGCTCAGCAGCGTCAGGCTGAGACGAAGGGCTGCCATCGGTACGAGTACCGAACCTACGGTCAGCGCCAGCGCGCCAAGCGTGGCAAGCGTAACGCCGATGACTGCCGCTACCTTCATCAGCGCCGCCACTACAGCCGGGTTTGCCTCAGCCCAGGCGCGGAAACTCTGTGTGATACGGGTGACATAATTAATAACGCTCAGCGCCGGGCCGCGCAGCGTTTCGCCCAGGCTGCTGAAGCTGTTATTCATTGCAGCTTTGGCAATCAGATATTGAGCAGAAACAGAGTCTTTATTGATATCTGACTCACGGCGCATTGAGCCCTTCGAGGCTTCGCCGTTCACCAGTTGTAACTGGCGGTAGAGCTCAGGCAGGTTATTGGCTAATTTGGCTGCGTCGTCACCAAATTCTTTGCCAAAAATCTGCGTGAGTACTGACGTTTGTTTATCCGGGCTGAGCTTCTTGGCGGCTTCCAGAACAGTAATGATCGTCCCCATTGCGTCTACCGGCATAGCTTTCTGAATTTTTTCAGCGCTGAGGCCGATAGTATTCAGGCCGTCAAAAAAATTGTTGCTTTGCGTAGTCGCTATAGAGAGTTCGCGCACCATCGCATTTGTGGCGCTGGCGGCGATTTCCGGAGCTGCGCCGAGCGTCAGGAAGGTCGAACCCAGCGCGGCAGCTTTCCGGTAATCCAGCTTATCAGCAACCCCGCCTACACGCTGAAGCACGTCGATAATGTCAGCGCCCTTTGATTTCGCGTTATCGTCCAGGTAATTCAGGGCATCGCCCAGCTGCTCAATATTCTGCGTAGGAACTTTATACAGGCCGGCTATTTTGCCGAGACTTTCTGCCAGTTCGCCCGCCGGCAGGTCAAAGGACGTGGCGGCCATGGCGGCGGTATTCGCAAAGCTCATCAGGTCAGCTTTCTGCTTCGCCCAGGGATCGTCACCGTTAGAAACGCCCATGCGTGCGCCGCCGGCAACGAGTGCGGCGTAGTCCTGCGCGCCGTTTTCCAGCGGCAGCGTCTCACTCGCCGCTTTAATGGATTTTTGCAGGTCGTAATATTCTGCTGTGCGCTTGCCGTTGGCGTCCCGGAGATCGTTAACCTGCTTGGCTACGTCCTTCATGGCATCTTCCATGCTGGCATAGCTGATCAGTGACTTGGCTACAGGGGCTACGGTCACTGCGCCGGCAGCGATGGCTTTCATGCCACCGCCGGTCAGGCTGTCGCGGCGCTCTTTTGCACGGTCGTAATTAGCCTGGGCGCGGCTGACGGCCGCCAGACGGCGCTGTTGTTCGGAAAGCTGGCGGTTGTATTCATCGGTGCGCCGGCTAATCTGCTCCGTGGCGCTGGCACCTGTTTTCAGTACGATGCCGTGACGCAGCATGGAGGAACTAAGCGCGCCAAGCCTGGCCTGCTCTTCATTTTGCGCGCGCGTGAGCTGTCGGATGGTTTCTGACTGGTGTTTAAGCGCCGCGGTCTGCTCATCGGTGCGCTGCTTGGCCGGGCCAAAGCTGTCACGCAGCTCTTTGGCTCTGGCTTTGGCTTCCCCTAATTGCTGAGTGGTTTTGCTGGCAGCGCGCGCGAGGCGGTCGAAACTCGACGCATTGCGCTCCATGCCTTTGAGGGAGGATTGTGTGTCACGGATTTGAGAGGCCAGCGCCGCAGCGCTTTTCTGTGCGGCGCTGGCGGGGCTGGTGAGCTTGTTTACCGCGTCAAAAGCGACGCGGATATTGAGATTGCGATCTGTCATTCTTCGCTTCCGCTCCGGGCTACCGCGCGTGAATGCCAGTCCAGCAATTCATTCACCGGCATGGCATCAAACGCGGACGGCTGCCAGTGAAAGATAACGGCGATATCTGCGATCAGTTCATCGGTCAGTACCGCCGGACACGGGATTACGCGCCTTCCGCTTCCGTCGTGCTGGTCTCGGAGGACGGAGCCAAAAAATCAGCAACCAATTTGGACAGTTCCGCGAAATCACGCACATCGAGCTGTGACACTTCCACTTCAGTGAGCGCCGGGCTGGTCACGCGCGGCAGCAGCTTAATCAGCGAATCAACGTCGCTGGTCATTACGTCATACAGCTTCAGCCCGCGCAGTGAGCCGGTCTGCTGCATGGCTTCGGTTACAGTGACCTCTTTAACTTCGCTGTTTTTACGAATGACCGGTTTTACCAGGGTGACAGGTTTACGCATTTCATTTTTCCCATATAACCGGCGGCGGCCGCCGGTGAGTTAAGTTCAGAAAGAGGTGGTTACAGCCCGATATTGGCGCGGTGTTTCTCCAGAATATCCACGCCGTCAACTTTCCAGATCATGTTGAGCAGGTCGATTTCAAACAGCTCATTCCCATCAACGGTGATCTTGCAGTAGGTATTTTTCAGCGTGTATTTGTGCTGAGTATTGTCCCCCTGTTTGGCTGTCCCCCAGTCCATTTCGGTGATACGTCCGCGCGTCTGAATCTCGCAGGCAATAGCCTCGCCGGTGGCGTCGTCAGAGTAAGAGCCAGCAAAGCGCAGCTGCGTACCGTCGATGTTCGCACCGTAGGTTTTGAGCATTTCCACGGACAGGCCGCCCATGGTCATTTCCATGTCCAGCGCGCCGGCTTCAAAGCCCATGTGTACCGCTGCTGCGCCTACCATGCCCGCGCCCTGATAATCTTCGGTTTTACGCGTCAGCTTGGGAGTGGTGATCTCTTCCGCCTGGCCGAGAAAACTTGCGCCGTTCAGGAAGGTGTTAAACAAAAATAATTTCTTAGGTAATGACATACGTTCCCCCGTTACGCAGAGAGCTGATCAAATACGGCAAAGTATTCGTCAGTAAATTCCTGAATCAGTCCCAGCTGCTCCAGCGGCGGGACCGGCGTGTATTTGTAGCGGATGGTTGCCTTGCCATCGCGCAGATCGGATGTGCCATTGTCGTTTTTGTCATACCAGCAGCTGAAGCCGAGCAGGCGACCGGCCGTTACCAGTGCAGAACCTTTCTGATTGATGCCATCCACGATGTCTTTAACCAGAGTCGGCGTCAGCGGCTTATCGATATAGCTGAAATGCGCCTCCGCGATCATGTCCGCCAGAATCTGCGCGGTGCGGGTGTAGCTTTCAAAGGTATAAATTTCCGCATCGCAGGTACGTGAGCCCCAGAAGCGGAAGCCGTCGCGCTTAATCAGCGTGGTAATCCCCTTACTGTTGAGCTCATCGGCATCGGTATCGGTGCCCTGGAGTGACCAGTAAACGTCTGCGGAAATCCCCAGCACGTTATTGACCACCACGTTAGATAGCGTTTTATGCCAGCCCTGATCGGCGTCGATTTTTGCGCGCAGGCCCACGGCATAAGCGGTGGCCGGGATAGTTTCATTTTTGGCCGTGGCAGAGTTATAGGCGATAAATTCCGGCCAGATAACCATCAGTTCACGCTGTGCAAATGTCTCGCGGTAGGTTTTAGCCTCAGCGATGGTTTTACAGCCGTAAGCGCTGACATAAGCGAAGGCGCGCAGCTTTTCGGCAATAACGCCAAGCTGAGCTGCGACAGCTTCTGAATCCAGCCCCGGAACGGCCAGCACGCGCGGTGTTTCACCCACGCTTGCCGGTGCTGAAAGCAGCGCAAACAGACCGGTGTAGCGACCTTCGGCGTTCACTCCGCCGATGATCAGCTGTTCCTGCGTCGGTTTGTTCTCTCCATCGGCAGAAACATAGGTTGATGCATCCGGTACGCGGATAACGATTACCTTTGGGCTGGCCTGGTCTGAAATGGCTTTTAGCGTGGTGTAAAGGGTGCCTTTTTGACCGGCTTTTCCCAGCACGCTGTTAACGCGGGTTATCAGCACCGGCGTATTTAACGGGAATGTTGCGGAATCGGCATCGTCCGCGATACAGACCACACCAATAGTTGATGTGTCGATATCGCGAATAAGCGTGCTGAGATCGGTCGTCTCCTTCGTCCTCACGCCGTGGTGATAAGTGTCGCTCATGGTCATTTTGCCTCTCGTTGATGAGTGACCCATCATCACCAGTTACCCTCTTCAGTTCACGCGCAGGCGGTTGTCACAGGCGGCTTACAACTGCTGCTGGCTGGCGTAACTCTCGCGCACGCGGGAGGATGCGACAGGGGGAAATTATGCTGAACATTCTTGATAACGATTTAACGCCTCGCCCGGCATTCCGACTGACAATCGACGGAAGCGCGTCTGCCAGTCTTGATGCGCGCCTGATGTCGCTGACGCACACAGACAATCGCGGCTTTGAGGCTGACCGTGTGGAACTGACGATCGATGATTCAGACGGACTTGTATCTATGCCGGCTCGCGGCGCGAAAATCAGCGTAGCTTTCGGCTGGCAGGGCGAAGCGCTGGTCAGTAAAGGGCTCTTTGTCGTGGATGAGATAACCCATCAGGGGCCGCCGGACAGGCTGGTTATTACAGGGCGCAGTGCTGATTTCCGGGAAGATTTCAACGTAAAGCGCGAGTACAGCTGGCATAACGTTACTGTGGGTGACGTTGTATCAGCAATTGCCGGCCGTTACAGGCTCAAACCGGCAGTCAGTGTGTCGCTGAAGGATATCGGCATCGACCATGCAGACCAGACCAGTGAATCTGACATCAGTTTTCTGACGCGCATGGCGCGCATGCTGGGTGCGGTCACAACCGTAAAAAATGGCTGCCTGCTGTTTATCGTACCGGGCAGGGGAGTATCGGCAAGCGGTCGGGTGCTGCCGGCGGTGACCATTACGCGCGCCAGCGGCGACAGTCATTCGTTCCGGGTGGCTGATCGCGATGCTTATACCGGGGTGCAGGCATACTGGCTTGATCTTAATTTTGGCAAGAAAAAGCCCACCACGGTCAAGCGCCGGCGTAAAAAGAAGGTTGAAACCGCACCGGCCTCAAGCAAAAAAGAGGGTGATTACGTTGAGGGCGCTGAAGGTAACGTATTTGTAATGCGGCAGACGTTTAAAACTGAACGGGCGGCAAGGCGGGCGGCGGCGGCAAAATGGAGTGAGCTACAGCGTGGGGCTGCGGAATTTACTATCACCCTGGCACGCGGCAGGGCTGATTTATTTCCTGAGCTGCATGCTAACGTGTCAGGTTTCAAGCCAACCATTGATGCTGCGGACTGGGTGATCAGACGAGTGAATAACACGATTGATGAAAACGGATTCATCACCGGGCTGGAACTGGAAGTGCGCATCACAGACTGGGATGCGGAAGAAAATAGTGATGATGAATAGATTATAAATCAGACATCTCTTAAACTATTCGGCGAGTTTAATCAGAAGTGGTGAGGTCTTATGTTCACCTGCCCAAAGTGTAACGCCGCCGCAAGAACCCGTACCAGCCTGATGCTCAGCAAAGAAACTCGTCGCAGCTATCACCAGTGCACGAACATGCTATGCGGGCAGTCATTCACTACTCTGGAGACTGTAGAGAATTACCTGAACAATGTGACGCCATCCTCAAAGGCCTATCTCATTCCAGCAGGTGTATTTCCTAAGTCAAATTATGGAGAGCAACAACTTACATTAGGATTATAGCGGTTGGATTTCTACCGAAAACAAGTTGCGAGGATAACTAATGAGTGAAAGTTTAAAGGATCAAATTAATCAGGCTGTTAAGGATAGGCTCTCCAACCCTGTGTGGGGTTATATTTTCCTTGCATGGTTTGGATTTAATTGGGAGAGCTTGGCCATATTATTTATGAGTGAAGCGCCGGTAAAACTCAGGCTGGACTACATAAATTCGAATGAACATCATTTATTTTACTTCTTTATAGCTCCAGCATTGGCTGGGGCAATCCTTTCTGTCATTACCCCTTACATACAGTTACTTTTATCTGAAGCTCATAAATGGGCAGATAAGAAACATCGCGAGGCGATAAACTTTAGGCTTGAAAAAAAATACGAAGATCAAGAGTCTTTAGCTGATAAAAAATTCCGAGCTGCAAATGCTGAAAAACTTGCTCAAGCTAGATTCGATGCTGATATTCTGGTTGAGATTGAAAGAGGTAAGCAAGCAACAATAGACACTAAGCATCTTGAGGATAATTTAAATAACCTCCAAGATAGAATAAAACAGGCAGAGAAATTAAATGACAAAATTGGAGAGGATACTATAAGGTTACAAAATGAAAATAATGAGTGGAAACTTAGAGTTGCAAGGGTGCTAAGGGGATTAGAAGATATAAGAATAAATAATGAAGTGGAGTCCATTTCGGAATTTAAGCGAATTATAAATAGCTTTTATTCAAAGGAAGATATTGAACATGCGATGAGGATGGTTGCAGCTTCGGATGAAGCTGATTATTTAAATAATGCATTGAAAGCAGAGCTTGACGAGCCTAAAAAAATTAAATTTGATAATTCTTATAAAGATTATTCTAAAAATTTATAATTGAAAATGGATTGCAAAATAATCGATAATTAGAAATATTAATTCATAAATCCTAAGCGAAAACCCTGCTTGCGCAGGGTTTTCAAGTGATGTGGTCAAGGGGTGGACTCTAGCTGAAATAAATCCTTTTATTTCAATGGCATAACCTTCGTAAAGTGACACCATCCCTGTCTTCCCCGCCATGATGGCGGGGTTTTTTTTGCCCTGAATTCGCGGGCAAACTGCATCCGTTTCGCTATCCTGTCACGCAGTCTGCACGGTACGGTGATAAACTTGAGCCATTTTCCACTGCATGGCGTGCTGCAGCGCCTGACGAGGCAAGGCATGGAACCTTCCTACGCAAAACTGGTAAACCGCGCGGCGCTGGCGGCGACCACGCTGGCAACGCTGTTGCTAATCGTGAAAATTTTCGCCTGGTGGTACACCGGTTCGGTCAGCGTGCTGGCGGCGCTGGTGGATTCGCTGGTCGATATCGCCGCGTCACTGACCAATCTGCTGGTGGTGCGCTATTCATTGCAGCCTGCCGATGACGATCACACCTTTGGTCACGGTAAAGCGGAATCGCTGGCGGCACTGGCGCAAAGCATGTTTATCTCCGGATCGGCGCTGTTTCTGTTTCTTACCGGGCTGCAGCATCTGGCCACGCCGGAAACGCTGCGCGCGCCGCTGGTTGGCGTAGTTGTGACGCTGATCGCCCTCAGCTCCACGCTGGTACTGGTCGCTTTTCAGCGCTGGGTGGTGCGGCGTACCCGCAGCCAGGCGATACGCGCGGACATGCTGCATTATCAGTCGGATGTGGTGATGAACGGCGCGATTCTGGTGGCGCTGGGCTTAAGCAGTTATGGTTTTAAGCGTGCGGATGCGCTGTTTGCGCTCGGCATCGGCGTATATATCCTCTATAACGCGCTGCGCATGGGCTATGAAGCGGTGCAGTTGCTGCTGGATCGTGCGCTGCCGGAGCAGGAAAAACAGGCGATTATCGCGCTGGTAAGCCACTGGCCCGGCGTACGCGGCGCCCATGCGTTACGTACGCGGCAGTCCGGCCCGACGCGGTTTATTCAGCTTCATCTGGAGATGGACGATCATCTCCCGCTGGTGCAGGCGCATCAGGTGGCCGACCAAATTGAGCAGGCATTACGGCAAAAATTTCCCGGCTCAGATGTGATCATTCATCAGGACCCCTGTTCTGTCGTGCCGCAAAATCAGCAGGGTTTTTTTCAGTTTTAG